GAGTTTGGTTTGGTTATAACCGATTGGAAGTCAAACAAGCCGAAGAACTTTGAAGAGAATCATTTTACAACAAGAATGAAACACCCATTCCAAAAACATCCGAATAATGCTTTGGGTCACTACTTCACCCAATTACCATTTTACGGGAAACTTATTCTTAAAATGTTACAAGGGACCAAATATGAGGATATGAAGTTGTTTGGGTGTATTATTGTTTTGGTGAAAGAAACGGGTGAGTATGAAGAGTTTCGAGTTCCTAAAGATGTGATAACAACCATATTAGATATGGATATGTCAAAGTATTTGACAAAGAAAAAAAAATAAACTAAATTTAAAATAAAAAATATATGGATGATTTATTAAAACCTCAAATTGATTTAAGAAAACAACCTACTGTGGTATGTGATGAATGTAGCGGAATGTTCTTTAAAGAAGTTGTGTTGATTAAAAAAGTTAACAAATTGTTAACGGGAAGTCAGGAAGACACGATTGTTCCGTTTCCAACTTACAGATGTGATGACTGCGGTCACGTAAATGAAGAGTTTAAATTATTTGATAAGTAATATGATTAAGAAACTAGTACATTTTAGTGACTTACATATACGATTATTCAAAGACCACGACTTATACAGAGGTATTTTGAATAATATGTTGGAACAATTCAGAGAGATTAGTCCGGACAGGATTGTATTCACCGGAGATTTAGTACATTCCAAGAATCAAATGACACCTGAACTCATTGAGTTCGTGGCTTGGATTCTTACGGAATGTTCTCAGATTGCTAAAACCATTATTATAATTGGGAATCACGATTTTTTGGAATCCAACTCATCAAGATTGGATGCTCTAACACCGGTGATTGATTCGTTGAAGAACGACAACATCGTTTATTTGAAGAACAGAGGTGAATACGAGGACGATAATGTTGATTGGGTGGTGTATTCATTACTTGACCATAACATTCCACCTGAGATTGAAAAAACGGGTAGATTGAAGATTGGATTGTTTCACGGACCAGTTCAGGGATTAACAACTGATATTGGATACAAATTTGAAACCGGATTTGAAACCGATAAGTTTAACGGGTGTGATTTAGTTTTATGTGGAGATATTCACAAAAGACAAATTTTCAACATCCCGGGTGGTAAGAAAGCATATATGGTTGGTTCAACAATCCAACAAAATTATGGTGAGACTATAACCAAACACGGATTCGGAATTTACAATTTAGAATCAGATGAATATTCATTTGTTGATTTGGATAATCCAAAACCTTTCCTATCATTTAAGATGAAATCATTTGATGATATTATAAACGGAACCGAGAAACTAGTTAATGGTGGAAATTAAATTAACGCATACTCAATTAAAATCAGTCCAAGAATATTGTAAGTTAAACAATATTGAGGATGTGAATAAGTTCATAACCAAATGTTATACCGAAGGGTTTAACATTAAGAAATATGGATTACTTGGTGATGATTCAGAAAAAACAAGTGGGATTGAAGAAAAACAGGTGGAAATTGAGGTTATCAAAGAAATCCGGGTGGAGGTTCCAGTTGAAGTTGTTAAATATGTTGAAGTCCCCGTTGAAATAATTAAAGAGGTTGAAGTCATCCAATATGTTGATAGAGAGGTGATTAAGGAGGTGCCTGTTGAAATAATAAAGGAGAAGATTGTAAATGTTATTCAAGAAGTCCTCGTCCCAAATATAGATAAAATTGGGGACGAACCTAAATCAAATGATAAAGTATTACTTCTCCAAGAAACCTTACAAAAGTTAAGAAAAGAATTAACAGATAAAAATTCAAGGATTACGGAACTTGAAGAAATAAATAAACAATTGGAATCAATTAAGGTCAGTCAAGGTGCTGTATTTCTTAAAGGTTCCAACTTAAACGAAACAATGTAATATGGAAATTTTAGTATGGTTTATTTTAAGCTACGGGCTTATGAACATTATGGTCTTTGGGTCAATATTCCAAGGACTTAGAAACTTCTTCCAAAATTGGGGGAATGATAAACAATTACCATTTAATGGGGTTGCTCATTTTATATCAGGTATAATAACCTGTCCGATGTGTTTTAGTACTTGGGGTGGATTTGTATTATCCTTATTGATATTCTCACCGACATTTGCTATATTTGGAACACCGATATGGATTAGTTGGTTCTTTGATGGGATTTTATCATCGGGAGCTGTATGGGCGATAAACTCAATTATAGAATGGTTTGAAGAAAACCGACCAGCAAAAAATTAAAAAATAAATAACAATTAAATAAATACAATTATGCCAAAGTCAAAATTACGTGGTGGAGCAAAGGCTCACAAAACAAAAGTAACACACAGAAACAACACAATTAGAGGGTTAAAGAAAAAAGCTCAAGCTGAGTATCAAGAAATGTTTGAAAAAACTATGGAAACTTTGAAGGCTCAATATCAAGCTGAAAATGGTGAAACGATGGATGTTAACGCAGAGATTATTTCAGATGAAATAGTTAGTGGTGACTTAAATCAAATCAATGTTACCGATGATGAAGTTGTAACACCTGAAGTAATAAATGAGAACTAAGATAGTATCCGCATTTCCCGGTGTGGGAAAAACTATCTATCATAAGAATAACCCTGAGACCACCTTGGATTCTGATTCAAGTGGTTTTAGTTGGGTTGTTGATGAACACGGTAATAAAACAAGAAACCCAAGTTTTCCACAGAATTACATAAACCATATCAAAGAGAATATTGGTAAATACAAATACATCTTTGTTTCTTCACATAAAGAAGTGAGAGATGCTTTGTTAGACAATTGTTTATATTTCTATTTGGTTTACCCGGATGATAATAGAAAAGAGGAGTTCATCCAACGATATAGAGATAGAGGTAACGATGAGAACTTTATTAAATTGGTTGATTCTAAATGGGATGAATGGATGAGAGAATTCTATTGGATGGATAGAGGTTGTGAGAAACTAACCGCGTATGATGGTTGGAACTTAGACACCGTATTGGAAGCTCAAGATAGACGAGATGGTGGTGAAGTATTAACAGAAGACGTGGAGTAACAAAGAATGGATTTATTTAATCCCCCACCTCAATTTAATTATACAATAATGGAAGATTTAGATATTGTAAACTTGGATAATCCTTACCTACAGGTTGTGTGGGAGGATTATGCCGAGAATTTTACACAAGAAAAAATTAAGAGTGTTCGTCATTACTTCCAAAAGAAGTATGATACAACTAATGTTAATGTAATCACAAAGACAAAGGTTGCTCAGGATACCACACATACCGTAGACATATCCTTTAACATCTTGGATGAGAATTACCAATTAGAGTTAGTTCGTTCATTCTTGGAGTCAAAAGGGAATATGGAACACTACGATGATATCTACCAACTTAATAGTGTGGTGGATAACAAATTGTTGCAAGACCAAACCGATGCCACTCCGTTTAAGAGATGGTACATCAAGAATATAGAGTTTTCAAACTTCCTATCTTATGGTGAGAATCAAAAGATAGACTTTGAGAAGTGTGATGGTATTACGGTTGTTGAATCAAACCCACCTAACTTTGGGGGTAAGACAGTTCTGACCGTGGATTTACTTATGTTCTTATTCTTTAATGAGACAACCAAGACATCCAAAGCTGAGGAGATATTCAACAGGTTTACAGAAAGAAACAAAGTTGCCGTCAAAGGTGAGATTACAATTGATGGTGAGGAGTATATCTTACTTAGAAACATCGAGAGAAAGTTATCAAAGAAAAACGAATGGACGGTTAAGACCGAGTTGGACTTCTATAAAAGATTGTCTGATGGTAGTTTGCAGAACTTCACCGGAGAACAACGAAGAGAGACCGAGGCGTTTATTAAAACATCTATCGGAACCAAAGAGGACTTCTTAATGACCATCCTAACAACTGCCACCAACTTGGAAGAACTAATTGACTCTAAACCTACGGCAAGGGGTCAAGTTCTTTCAAGGTTTATGGGGTTAGATTTTCTTAAACGCAAGGAAGAAGCCGCCAAAGAAATTTATAGTGACTTCTCCAAAGGAATGTTATCAAACATCTATAGTTCGGAACAACTTAAAACGGATAACCAAACTAGTAAGGAAACAATTGATACACTAACTGAAACTAATTTAACATTAGATACTCAGTTGGAAGACGCCAAAGGTAGAATTACCAAAGGTCAGGAATATCGTGATGGGTTGTTGAAATCCAAACACAATATTGATAATGACTTGATATCTGTTTCCCCGGACAAAGTTCAGGAAGATATAAACACATTAGGGTTTAATAAATCCAAAGCTATTTCAGATAGAGATGGTGTTAAGGTTGTGGAACCATCTGAATTCTACCACGAGGACCAACACGATAAGGTTAAACAGGAGATTAAAGATTTAATGACCCAACAAGCGGAGAACAATGCCAAGATTAAAAGTATTGAGGAGTTGAAGAGTTCGGTTGATGGTGGAATCAAATGTGAGCATTGTGGTATTGAACTTATGAATGCTGCGATTACCAATGCTAAAATTGGGGAGCTTGCCGGTTTTATTACGCATAAAGGTCAATTGGAGGGGTTAATGCAGGATTTAACCAGCAAAGAGTTAGGTTTTGTTAATCTTAAAAAAGAGTTTGATGAATATGAGAAAAACAAACTTATCAGAGAGAAATACGAATTAAGTATTGAAAGTTTCCAATTGAAGATTGACGCGTTGAAAACCAAGTTGGATAGATACTCGGAGGTTCAGGATAAAATCGCGGAGAATAATAAGACAGATGGATTGTTGATTAAAGCTAAATTGAGATTAGATGAACTTGAGGGTGAGAAGAAAACTATTGAGAAAAGTATTTCGGATAATACATTCCAAATAACCAATCTTAATGACAAGATAACTTCTAACTTGGAAACAATTAGAAAGATTGCTGAAGAAGCTGAGAAAGAAAGAATCTACAAAATTTATTTGGAAATCTTCGGTAAGAATGGTATTACCAAACTTATTATGAAAACGATGATGCCACTTATTAATAGTGAACTTCAAAGGTTATTGGAAGATAGTTGTCACTTCAGATTGGAAGTTAGAATTAATGACAAGAATGAGGTTGATTTCTTAATGATTGATAACAACACTCAGGTTGAGAAACCGATGTCTTCCGGGTCCGGGTATGAAAGAACAATTGCGTCATTAGCGTTGAGAGCGGTGTTAAGTAAAATCTGTTCATTACCGAGAGCGAATGTGGTGGTGTTTGATGAGGTCTTTGGTAAGATATCCAACGACAACTTGGAGATGGTATCAGAGTTCTTCACCAAGATTAAAGAATACTTTGAAAAGATATTTGTTATAACTCACAATCCACTTGTAACAAATTGGGCTGATAATGTGGTGAGAATCAGAAAAGAAGAAAATATTAGTTATGTTTCTCAATAAAATGTGATATTTTTTGTTTATTGAAATAA